GTTTACTTCCCAGTTATTTTTTTGAATGTTTTGATTCCCACTTCTGAGCTAACCTTTTAAGGTCTTTTTGCCTCTCTGGATCTAAGTGTTTTACATGTTTATCTGTAACCTTAGCAGTTTTTTCTATTGATTTTTCCAATTCATCAAACTGCTTTTCAAGATGTGGATCAACATCAACTGCTGCATCTTTAATTCTAGCCGCACCAGATCTATCTCCCTTAAGGAACTTATAAATAAATCCAGCTAAGGCGCCGGCCATTACACCTTTAAATTCTCGTACTAATTTTTTAGATCTTGACATGGATAACTCCTATAGATTTTTGCATATTATAATACATGTATAAATACGCTTAAACGGAATTATGTTTAACGTCTAATTGGTGGTTTCGATGGGGAAGATTTTCCCTTAGCACCGTCTATTTGTTTTTGTTCTAACTCTTTTTGTTTTACAAGTTCTTGCATATAGAATCTACGCAGATAGATTGGCATGTCATATACAGCGTCAAAGGTAAACGCACCTTCGCTGAAATAACAAAGCTGAAATATTGATTTGTGGATTTCGGGCTTATATTCCGGGGCTATCGGGAAGGCCAAAAAAAATTTGCCGAGATCGGTAATTCTAGTTCGGAAGTTTCCCCACAAGATGGACAAACATACGCACTTTCGAAATCAACATCTGGCATTTTTTCTGTCATATACTCTCGTAAAGCCCTAGAATCGGCTGCAAACAGTTCATTGCGAACAAAGTTTGCTACAGTCTCAGTAGAATCATCTCCCTCAACAGAAACTATTTGATACCTAAGTCTAGTTGTCATTTCAGGAGAGACTCCTTTAGAAATTTTCTGTAATCTAGAAACTTCTCTTGAAATAGCGTCTTCATCCTTATGTGTCAAATATCTAAACTGTATTGGTCTTTCTGAATTCGGTAAGATAAAATCATAAATATTTTCACGATTATAAAAAGATTCGTCTTCAATTGGTTTGTACTCAAATGAAGTAAGATCAAAATTACAATCCTTTTCTGTATCACCACATTCTGGACAATCTACTTCACATTCATAATCCTTACCGTAACCTAAAACCCTAGCAGATAACATAACAGCATTCTTATCACCGATATACAAATCATCATACTCTACATCTGATAGAATCATTGATTTTAACAATTGATCTATGACTACACCCTTTTTAATAAGGTTTGCAGACGTAAGAATATCCTCTTCCCTTGCGGTCATGTATTTCATTTCAATCGTACCCGTACTTAATGGGTGTCCCTTAGGATACATTAACCCTTTACTTGGAAGATCAATCATTTCAGATGGAAACTTAGGTGCTTCCTTTTGTTTTTGATGTGTTGCCGGCGCAGACTTATTTGTCTTTACTTTCGTTTTACTTTCAGGCATTATAACTCCTTAATGTTAACCATTTAAATATATATATGTCTTTAGGTAACTATTTTTGCAATATTAAACCCTTGATTCTCGGACAAAGAATGCCACAACTAAACCCGAAAACGCTTACTTCTAGTGTGAAGTTATTAAAACTGTAATATTGCGTAATCGTAGCGTAGCGTGACTGTAACCTCTACTGGATCGGAAGTTGCCCAATCCATATCGCCAAAGGTGGCAGATTGTACGTACGCACCTACTAGTTGCCATTCTTCGACTATGTCACCAACTGGACCTAATAGGTTAAAAGTTACATTCTTTTTATAAAAATCTGAGTATCCGTCCCTACCGGTTACGGATTCGTGTGATAATCTCACCCATTCCATAACTGCTTGTGCAGCTGAAGGAACGACTGGATCGTAAAGCGTAATGTCTAATGTTTGCCATTCCCCTTTACCCTTCACATAACGTTTAACGTTAATATGATCAAGAGCAACTTCTTCAAACTCAATACTTGGTCGAGCTGCAGCTTTTATGGTATAAGCAGGAATGCCCTCAATATACATGATGAACCGGTTTTGTGTTTTCGGTTCAAACTGAGTGAACATTATGTCATTCGGATCTATCAATTGTGGCATTCTAGTTCTCCTAAAGAATCTATTTTATATTCGATAATAAATATCAACAAACGCAAAAAAAGTACAATTAAATAAAAAAGCCCAGCGTATAAAATCTGGGCTTTTTTATATTATACCTAAAGTAAATTTAGCTAGGGAAACTAGCTCCTGTAGGCTGTACTACGAAATCGAGTACAATGAACTCAACAGCTCGAGCAGGTTGAACAAAGATTTGTCCAATCAACTGGTTACGATCTATTACGTCAGGTGTATTATTAGAATCGTCCATGACAACCCTAAAAGCAGTTAGACCAGAATTGGACTGAACTGATTCAAGATATGGATTAACGATGTTTAAGAAACGATTTCTAGTAGCTACTGTATTATTTTCAAATACTAAGTAGCGTGAAGAACTAGCAATAAATTTCTTAATTCTAATTAACAATCTACGTACATTGATTCTATCGAGTGCTGACGGTTTAGCTTGTAATGTTTTCTGTCCGAAAACTACTACACCTTGACCTGGAAATGAAGCAATAGGATTAACACGATCTTCATAGAGTAAATCTCTTTCAGCGTGTGTTAGTCTTGTTTTTGCTTCAAGAACGTTAGTCAATCCACCACGATTTAAACCTGCTGGTGCAAACCATTCATGTGCTACTCTGTCATTCTGAGAGAACACTCCTGGAATTACAACTGAAGGTGGTACCCATGTTGGCAAATTAATGCTATCATCCAGAACTTTCACCCATGGATAATAAGCAGCTGAATAATTTGAATCCAACGTAGACACTGCATTCGTAGTTGCACTTATTCCATCTGCTATTGCAGAAGGATCAAAGATATAAAATGCATCTCCACGATCTTCACACAATTGAATACCATGATTAACAGGATTCGGGTGAAGAGTGTAGATTAAACCTGGTGTAGCTAACATGTTAATGTCAAACTCGTCCTGGTTACTTACTGCATTCATGGCTCTCTTATAAGCTACAGATCCACTAGATGCCGCTGTAGAACAATCAAACCCTTGTTGGTTTGTTGCTACTATGTCTGATCCGGTTTTCTTTTCATTAGCAGGATTCATTCCGTCAAATCCACCTTGGAAAGGAACAAAGAACTTATGCTGTGCTACATTAGATGTACCTAACGCAAGATTCTGAGCACCGCTAGCAAATGTAGCTGATCCACCAAAATTTCCAGACGAAGCTGAAAGGTGACCAGTTTGATCATTTAAACTAAACGTTACGTTTGTACCAACTGCTGCATCAGAAGTCAGAGGTGATAAGTACTGTCTTGAATCTTGACTCGTATAATCGAAGCCATAAAAAACAGTTGTATCAAATTCTGAAGTTGATGTGTTAGTTTGTGTACCAATGTAAGATGCTGTTGTTATTACCCATCCGGCTGAACCACTATTTGTCGCATGTTGAACTGCACTATGACCAAAAGGAACTATCGTTAATGCTGTTGTTCCTTTTTTTATTGCGTCATAGTCAGAAACATAAACGTGCTTTGACATATTTGGCCAATCACCATTATAAGTTAGCTTACCTTGCGAATCTATAGTAACATACCTATCACCTATTTTGCGAGCAAAGAAATTAGCAGAATTTGGATCAAGGTTTAAGTTATCCCATTGTTCGACGATGACATCATCACTTGGTTTATAAGTTTGTGTGTCAATCTCTCTAACTTGAAGTGAGAAACTACCATAATCTGAGCCGGCTATTGATCCTGCTGCTTTAACGTTTAAGATACCAATCTTATACTTGTTATTAGTATCTTCCCCGTGCGATCTTAGTTTTACTTTGAAAAGATTCGATGTACTTCCATCTATTTTTTGTGAATTAATATATGGTGTTGATGCATTCGTATAATCTGAAGCATAATCCATCGTAGCTATCGATGCAGTTACGTTTGCAGATGAAGAGTCAGCCGCTAATGTAGTTGCTGCCCCTTTATATACTTTATACAAATAAAATGGAGAAGCTGTTCCAGTACTTGCCACTGTTGAAAGTGGATTTCCGCTGAAAACATTTTCTACATATTTTGCGCTTGCTGGATTTAAAGATGCAGAGAATTGATGACTGCCAGATACTAAATTAAAATTAGCCATGGTACCTGTTGCCATTGTGCTCCCAAGAGTTGCATCAGCATCGGTAGCATTTGGTGCTAAAATAGCATACGTTTGATATGTGCTACTTGCGCTGGCATTATGTGCCCCAATATGTACGTGACCAACTGAATATCCTCCTAATCCTAAAACCCTAACTATTGTAACTGTTCCTGCGCTACGCAAATATTCACGAACAGTAAAGGGAACGTATAAATCTTGATCAAGACCTCCAAACATATCCACAAATTCATTGTAATTGCGAACTACAGTTGGAACAAAAGCTGGACCTTTTTTAGTTGGTCCAATTATTGATGCTCCAATGTCTGCAATACCCTGTGGTAAGAATGAAAGATCTTTTTCTCGAGTAAATACTCCCGGTGAGACAATTCTTTCTGCCATTTAAGTTCTCCGGTTTTTTTGTTTTGATGTTAATTTTTTAATTTTAAACAACATAGTGTGATTCTTTATTAAATATACAACGCATTAATCAAAACGCAAAAGATTATAACTGGAGTAGTTTATTCTTAAGTTTTTTACGCGGTTTTGTCTAGATTCGGATCTTTTGTAAAAACACCAGTAGCCGGGTTTAATGAACCGTGGCCATATTTCTCATTAAGCTCAGTAGCAGTGTTTCTTTCAACCTCATTTAACTGTGAAAGTTCTGCCATTAACTGATCTTCAAGCTCCATTAATCGTTCAGCTTGTCTATCTTGAGCAATCTGTTGCATTTTTAATCCGCCCATTCTAAGTTGTAAATCTTGATAACCTGATTGTATTTCCTGTAAGCTTTTCAACTCTTCTTTGGTGAATTTAGTTTCTTTTTCTTTAGCCATTTTTAGCTCCTATTGTAACATATAAATATATATGATTGTTTATTTATTAAATTGTTTTTTATTCCAAAATATCCAATTGTACCACTTTTCCCGGAGTCCCCCGAATTCTTGTGGTTGACCTTCTTTTTTATCATGAAAATGTATGCTTATAGATATTCTTGGACCCATAGCCACTGCTTCATGATATTGATATTTCGGAATATATAACAAGTCTCCAGCCTCTAATTCATACTGATTCATAATAGTCATTTCTCTATCCCATTCCTTTTGACTAACACCTCCTCCGGTATTATCTAATGTTCTGTTCTGGCCAAACTCGTTATACAATGTCCATTTCACCTTACCCTCTACGTGAACCAAATAATTATCTGTACTATCTGCATGACTTGGAAAACTCTTAGAATCTGCAACTGGAGAACAATATAAATTGGCTTGACCTGAACCGTAATGTATTTCACACGCTGAACAAATATCAACTAATTCCTTTTTTTGATATTCCTGTAACGGTAGAATAAACGATTTTCCTGCTTTCCATAAATCAAACACTTGTTTTTTTGAAAGATATGACTGCTTGTGACCATTTGATTTAGCGCCCTTTTTAAACTTATCGTAACAATATTTATGACCCTTATCATCATAATCTATAATTTGTAAATCTCCAACATTTCTAGGGTATCCATTTAAATAATTATTAAAATCTTTCCATTGATATACGTGCTTAAACCTATTTTCATCTGCCTTTATAACAAAATGTTTTTTCTGATAATAGTGTTTATAAAATTCGTCTAGTGTTAACGGTTCAATAAACTTTTCAAATGTAACTATTTCTTTCTTCATGAAAGCCTCTTAGCTTTCTCTCTTTGCACTTCAACATAAGGAGCCGTATTCCA